TCAGGACCTGAGCAAGTCCGTGTGGACCCGGAGCGCGAATGGCGCGGCCAACGCTCCTGTCGTGACGCCAAACGCTGTTGCCGCTCCAGACGGCAGCATGACCGCCGCCAAGATAGCTTTTCCTTCGGCATCCAGCGGCCAAAATCCAGATGTCTTCGAGACACTGAGCTACCCAACGGCGTCCACTGCCTACACGTTTTCAGTGTGGCTGCGCACGGACTCTACGGGAAGCATCACCTTGGAGATCGCTGACAATCCGACGACCCAGTCGCAGACCGTCGTCGCGAACCTGACGAGCGCCTGGCAGCGGTTCAGTTTGACGTTCACGTTCCCTGCTGGAACCAATCCGCAGGTCCTTCCCGTGCTGCTGAATGAAGGGCCCGCGCCCGCCCTAAATGTATACGCCTGGGGAGCAAAGCTTAATCGCGCCACCTCGCCCGGCGCGTACATTTATACCGCTGGCCAGCCAGTGCTGAATGTTGGCGCGCCGCTTCGTATCACCTCGAGCGACCGCGACGTGGTCTGGGCGGTGACTCCAGGAGATTTCCCTTCGGTATTTTCCTCGGGCAATCCGCTCATTTCCCGCGGCCAAATGCGGTGGGGCGTAGGCCTCACGGTCGACACGCTGGACCTAACCTTGCTTGAGCAGGCTCCTGTCACGCTCACGCCACAGATCGCGCAAGGCTACCTGGACGGAGCGCGCGTGCAACTCGACCGGCTATATGGCACGGCGTTCGGCGCGTGGATAGATTCTGTGACTCTGTTTGCCGGCAACGTGGCCGATGTGAAGGAACTCGGACGGTCGCACGCGAAGATCGAAGTGCGGAGCCGACTCGAATTGCTTAACAATTCCTTGCCTCGGAACCTCTTTCAGCCCAGCTGTCGCTGGAGTCTGTTCGATTCCGGGTGCACGCTGAACAAATCTTCGTTCGGCACTTCGCTGACGGTCAGTGCGGTTGCGAACTCCCTGCAATTCACCTCTGGCGCGACGCAGATTGACGGCTACTACGACCTCGGGACGCTTACCTTTACCTCCGGGGCGAACGCTGGCGTCAGCGTCACCGTTAAGCACTTTCTGCATTCGAGCGGCACATTTATTCTCAACTCACCACTGGCGGTCGCTCCTGGGGACGCCTTCATCGCATATCCGGGCTGCGACAAGCAACAATCAACATGCTCTGGAAAATTCAGCAACTTGGTCAATTTTGGCGGCATGCCGTACATTCCGGTGCCGGAGAGCGCGGTTTGATGGACGCGCGCGAACGAGTAACCGCCGCCGCGAGAAGCTGGCTCTGCACGCCGTTCCATCATGAGGCGCGCGTAAAGGGCGTCAAGGGCGGCGTGGATTGTGCTCAGCTGCTCATCGCGGTCTATCATGAAGCTGGCCAAATTCCAGAAATCCAGCCCGAGCATTATCCGCACGACTGGCACCTCCATCGCGACGAGGAAAAGTATCTCTCCTGGGTCGAGAAGTTCGCCCACCAGGTCGACGTGCCTCAGCCCGGAGATGTTGCGATCTTTCGCATCGGACGCACCTGGTCACATGCCGGGATTGTGATCGAATGGCCGATGATCATTCATGCATGGTTTGCGACTTCCGTCGAATATTGCGATGCGTCGAAGGAGCCTCTCCGCTCGTACGCGCGTCGCTTCTACACGCTTGATGAGTGGCGGCCATGAGCGGACTCTTCGGATATACGAACGCTAAGCAGCCTTCCGCGCTCAAGGGAATGCGTGCCCAGACGTCGGTTTACGGCACGGTAATTCCCATCGTCTACGGCAGGACGCGCGTGCCAGGTAACCTCCTGTGGTATGGCGACTTCAAGGCGTTCAAGGTCAAGGCGCAGGGCGGCAAGGGTGGCCTGTTCGGCGGTGGAGGAAAAGGCGGAGGCGGCTATACCTATCAGGCCTCCGTCGAGATCGGCATATGTGAAGGACCGATTCGAGGCGTCCGAAATATCTTTGACTCTGCCGGCGTCCTTGCGGTCAATCAGGCCGTTGAGACCTATACCGTTCCGGGCGGAGGCGGCTCCTACACCGTAACCCATTCCGCTAATTTTTTCGGAAACCTGGGAGTCACGCGCGGCGACACCTACTCCGTCGCCGTAAACGACTACGGCAACCCTGCGGGACCGCAGACCCTGACAGGAACGCAGCAGACTCCGATGGTGCTCGTAGTGTCGAGCCCTGGGGCGGGACAGTATATGGAGAGTGCTGGCGTCTACACATTCTCCGCCGCCGACGCCGGCAAGGTGATGACCATCACCTACGACTGGACTCCGCCGAACTCAACGGATAACGGGCAGCCACTTACCATCGCACAGTTCGCGCAGTTCCTGGGCACGCAGGGCCAGGCGCCATGGAGCTATCTCACGACCAATCATCCCTCGCAGGCACTCGGGTACACGGCACTTGCGTATCTGGCGGCTGCCTCGCTCAACCTCGGTGCTTCCGGCTCGATGGGCAACTACAGCTACGAGGTGGATGCCCTTCTCCCGTTCGGCGCCGGCATCCCCGACGCAAACCCCCGTGATGTGGTGATCGATCTGCTGACGAACCCGCTCTACGGTGCTGGCTTCCCGCTTAACGAGATTGGTGACCTGTCAAACTATTCGGCATTCTGCATCGCTAACGGACTGTTCATTTCTCCCGTGCTTGACAGCGACCAGCCAGCCAACCAGTGGATCGACTCGATCCTGCAGGGCACAAATTCCGAAGCCTTCATGTCCCAGGGCTTCCTGCGAATCGCTCCCTACGGGGATACGTCCGCCGTCGGCAACGGCGCGACCTACATCGCCAATACGCAGCCCATCTACGACTTGAACGACGACGACTTTCTGGATCGCGGAGGCAAGGACCCGGTCACGATCACTCGTCCAACGATTGCCGACGTGTTCAACAACGTAAAGGTCGAGTATCTTGACCGCTCAAACAACTATAATCCGGTTGTCGTAGAAGAGTTCGACCAGAACTCTATCGAGACTTACCGCAAGCGCCAGGTATCGCCTACGCAGATGCACTTCTTCACGACACAAGGCGCGGCGCAGCAGGCCGCCAACATGCTGCTGAAGCGGCAAGTATACGTCCGCAACACCTATGATTTCGCTCTCGACCGCAGATACGTTCTGCTCGATCCGATGGACCTCGTCACGCTCACCGACGCCAATCTCGGACTCTCGAAGAGACCTGTCAGAATTAAGGAGATTCAAGAGCAGCAGGATGGAAGCCTGGCAATCGTGGCCGAGGACTTTCCGTGGGGCACCGCGACGCCGACCCTGTACCCGAAGCAGACGACGTCTCCTTTCATTCCCTCGGCCGATGCCGATCCGGGAAGCGTCAACCCGCCAATACTGTTCGAGGCGCTGAGCAGGCTAAATGGGCAGATCGGCTATGAGGTCTGGATGGGTTTGTCCGGCTCCTCGCCCAACTGGGGCGGCTGCCACGTATGGGTATCGACCGACGGGATCACCTACAAGCAAGTGCTCGATGCCGAAGGCAATACCGCAATGTTCACGCCCTCGCGCATGGGCGTACTAACGACCTCGCTGGCTTCCCATTCTGACCCTGATACGACGGACTCCTTTGGTGTCGATCTGTCGCAGAGTTTCGGGCAATTGTTTTCCGGTTCGGCTTCTGACTGCGACAATTTCCGCACGTTATGCTGGGTGGACGGCGAACTCATCTCATATCAGACGGCGACGCTAGGAGCGATTTACAACTACACCCTCGGGACCAGGCTGCGCCGCGGAGTATTCGGCTCGCCGATTGGCGCGCATACCATCGGCTCGAAATTCCTGCGTCTCGACGAAAATATTTTCGCCTGGCAATACGACCCTACGCTAATTGGCACCACCGTCCACTTCAAGTTCACCAGCTTCAACCTGGTGGGGGCGCGCGAGCAGTCACTTGCGGGCGTAACAGACTACACCCTGACGCTTACCGGAACCGGACCCGGACTGCTGACTCCCGCGCATGCGACCTACAGACCACTGTTGGACCCGCTCACGGGACATGACGCGGGATCAAGTGCCACGATCAATGTCGCGGCCTTTTCTATGCGAGTCAGTGGCATGCCTGACATCGCGGTTAACTCTGGCGCCGTAACCGGCCTTAGCTACGACACGCTGTACTATGTCTACTACGACGACCCGAGCTTCCTCGGTGGCACGGTGACCTATCACGCCACAGGAACAAAGGAAACCGCCCTCAACGGCGCAGGCAGGTTTTTCGTCGGCTCGATTACCACTCCTGTCGCTGGCGGCGTGGATACGGTTGGCAACGACGACGGTGGCAGCGGCGCCCAATCTGGCATGGTGACGGTTCTGCCTATGTCAGTCGCCACCGTTTCCACAATCGGAAATGGCTCCGTAGCAAATCCCAATAACGCAATCGACGGCGATCAGTCAACTTATGCCTCGCTGACGGTCTCAGGAGATGGGAACCAGAACGTGGCGCAACTGACACTTTCGGCCCCAGCCGGAGTTCTGCGCAGGCCGATCACCGTAAATGTTATGGTGATACTAGAGTTCGTAAGCAACTCGCTATCTCCCCAGGGCCTCGTGAATAATCTCTTGGTCACTGCATTGCCAACAAGCAACACCCTGCTGGCCTCGAATGGTCCGGTAGCCATAACAAAGCTTGGTGCTGGACTCCCTGTAAGTACAAGTCCTGCAAGGATTGGAATACAGATACTTCTTGGAACGCAATGGCGCGTCCTGCCCAGCGGATTTGCGACCTCCGGCTCCGCAGAGGTTCGCGTTCACGAAGCATGGGTCGAGGTCAGGGAATGAAGCTCACGGTCCAACTCGGAGAATACGAGGTTACCGTCGACATTCAGCGCAACGGTCACAAGCACGATGAACTCGACTTCATTGCCGCGTGTGGTGACAAGACCGTCACCGGTCGCATGACCGTCACTGGCGGACATGAAAAGACGCGCGAGCAGCTCGATAAGGACATCCGCGATTTCGCCAACCGGCTGGCCCTCGAAGTCGCAGAGGACGTGCACATTCACCGGCTCACTTCGAGCATCCTGGAGCACTAGCCCTGGGACGCTACATTCTGCAAGTCGACAAGGAGAAAGCTATGAGCTTCAGCCAAGGAGTCGATAAACTTGAAAGCGTTGTATACCTGCCATTCGTGCTGCGCGTCGTGGGCATCGGCATTCTCGCAGTCACCATCTGGAAAGGCGTACACGGATTCTTCCCCACCGCTGGTATCCTGACGGGCGGCGCCATGCTGCTCGTCGGTGGCATGTTTAACAAAATATATAAGTAACGATGCTTGACAACATCTCGGAAGCCAACCTCGAGGGCGTGCACCCGGAACTCGTGCGCCGCATCCGCCAGCTGGCGGACAAGTGCGAAGCGAACGGCATCGCGATTCGCGTCACGCAGGGAGTGCGCACCTGGGGCGCCCAGGACGCGCTCTACGCGCAAGGCCGCACACTCCCAGGCAAGATTGTCACTAACGCGCCCGGCGGACATTCCATGCACAACTTCGGACTGGCAGTCGACATTGTTCCTGGTATGGACGGCTTCCCCGCATTCACACCCGATTGGGACGCGATGGATGTGCGCTGGAAGAACGTCCTGTCGCTCGCCAAGACCTGCGGACTGGCAGAGGGCGCGGAATGGCGGACGTTCCCGGATCGTCCGCATCTCTACATGGAAGAGTGCCCGGCGAATCCCGATGATAATATGCGCTACGCGTTCCGAGAAGGCGGCATGCAGGCCGTGTGGCGCGAACTGAAGCTCCCGGAGGAATCATGAGAGTCGCGCAAATGCTGCTTGCGGCGATGCTGCTTCAGGGATGCGCGACGACGCGAAGGCTAACGGTGCGTTTCGAGTCATGCCGCGTTCCCCGGGCCGAGGTGCGCCGCATCTGCGACAAGTGGATGAGCGGTCCGCAAGTGCATCTGGAGCGTTGGGGCGACGGCCTTGTGTGCGTTGAGGATTTCACTGGCGGCCATGCGTACGCCGTGGCGGTGCCTGATACGCAAATTCATTGCGAGCCAAATTGACCATCCGCGCGAAAGCCGAAGCCGTTGTCGCCATCATTGTTCTGATTGGCATCGCGCTCGGTTTTCGGGACTGGCTTTCCGAGCACGACGCCAGACTGAAGGCCGAGGCCGACTCTAAAGCCTCGCAGCAAGTCGTGGCCGCAAATCAGCAGCAAATTGCGTCGCTAGCTGCGGCCATCCAGCAGGTGAGGGAAGACAACGCGAAACAAGTCGCCGCCCTAAGTCAGAGTATCGCCGCATTGAAGACGCCTGCCGATCAGATGGCGTGGATCATCGCGCAACTGAAGACCTCGCAGCCGATCAGTGTAAATGTGCCGAAGGATCCGACTCAGGCTGCGACCGCGACCGTGCCGCAGTCCGACATACCACAGATACTCGACCAGGTCCGGGCATGCGAGCAATGCAAGCTCGATCTCGCCGCGAAGACGCAGGAACTGACCTACGCGCAGGAGCAGACTCGCAGGCTCGCAGATTCGCTAAAGGCGATGACGGCGGATCGCGACGAGTGGAAAGCGACGGCGCAAGGCGGCACGAGGTGGCAGAGATTCGCGCGCGCCGCAAGATGGTTTGTCCTTGGCGCCGCCGCTGGCGCAATCGCCGCGCGTCACTGATCCTCTTTCCGCGGCCAAAAGGCCACGCCTTGTAGCCGTAGGTTGCGGCGTAGAGAATCTGACCCGTGCGGTAGTGACGAAACCACGTCACAAACGCGCCCGAGCCAGTTTTCTTGCCGCCCTTCGGCTTGGCTTTCGCCTTTCCCTTTCCGTTGGGTGAGTTGCCTGGAAAACAAACACCCAACTGAAGTGAGATCAGAGGCCCCAAGAACTACGTCGATTTTTTCCCGAGTGGTTTGTTCTACAGTGTCGTGAGGCTTGACAGGCGGGAAGGGTCTGCGTGACTACGCCCCATAGCTAAAGCTAGGGGCTTCTGAAAGCACTCCCACTATTGCGGGAGTTGTGCTCGCAAGGCGCAGTCCGCGCCTTAAAATTTCCAATGCCGATGCGTGGTCGCGTGTCGTTTCCAGCCCGCACGCCTCACACTTGTGCTTGCGACACCAAAGCTTCTTAGGCACCGAAGCGCCACAAGGGCATTGTTGCGACGTTCCACGCGCGTCCACCTTCATCAGCAATCGCCCAGCACTTTCAGCCTTGTACGATAGCTTTGCGATGAATGCCGACCACGCGGCGTCTAATACAGACTTAGCGAGTTTAGATTTCGCTAAGCCTTTCACGTTCAAATCTTCCACGGCTATTAAGCCATTAGCATTAACCAACGCACGCGAGAGCTTGTGTTGAAAATCGTTGCGTTGGTTTGCAACGTGCTTGTGTAGCAGTGATACTTGGCGGCACGCCTTACGCCACACGTTTGTGCGTTTCTTGCAGCGAGATACGTGACGTTGCTTGCGCCGCAGTTCCTTCTGGGCGGCGCGATACCAGCGCGGGTTGTCTACAATCTCCGCATCGCTGGTTACGGCGAAGTGTTCCAACCCAACATCTATGCCAACAGCATTATCATTAGCGGGCAGCGGTTCAGCGTCCACAATGCACGAGAAGCAGGCGTACCATTTGCCACTTTCCTGTTTGATAGTGAGTGTTTTGATTTCGCCCCGCACAGGACGGTGCAACTTGATTTTGACGTTGCCAACTTTGGACAGTGATAGTTGGTTGCCTTGCAACTGGAAACCTAGCTGCGGATAGGTGAATGAATCAAACCAGCCCTTGCCCTTGAACCGCGGGAATCCTCTACCGCGACGGAAGAACGCCTTATAAGTCTTGTCCACGCGGTGCAGCACGTCCTGAAGTACTTGCGAATATACTGTGCTAAGAGTCGGGCACACTGACTTGCACTCAGGCAACTGCGCCGATTGCATAGCAAATGAAACTGATGTGCGGCACAGCTTCCACGCATCGCGGCGCTCTTGCAAGGCATCGTTGTACAACTGACGGCACACTTCCAGCGTCGAAGCCAGCGCCTCGCGCTGCTTGCGATTGGGCCAGAGTCGATACTTAAACGTTCTTCTGGTTTTCGACATACTGTTTGATGACCGCTAATGGTGCCCCGCCAACTGTGCTGACGAAATAACTGTTCGTCCATAACGTAGGCAACCGCGACTTCAAAGTTCTAAATTCTTGCCGCAACGTGTGCGATGAAACCCCCTTAAGATTTTTGACAAGGCGATGGATACCGAATTGCGGGTCCACTTCGCAAAGTACATGTACGTGGTCGGGCATGATTTCCAAAGCGATGATTTCCGCTTGATATTTTGCTGCTACCTGTCGAAGCACCTGTTCGCAGCGTTTTGCTATCGGGCCAACAAGCACGGAACGGCCATGCCGCGCCGGCCCTCTTCGGTTCCGTACATGACTACCTTACGGGTGTCAAGTGAAAAATGAGGGGTGGCGCAAAATTTTTGAAGAGGGAACTATATACAAAGCTACCCAAAATAGCCGTTGTTCGCTCGGCGCTGAAATTCGGACATGTCCCAGACGCCGATTAGCGCCCCTTTGTCGTGGACTTGCTCTAGGAGCCATTTGCGGGCCTCGGCGCTGTAGCCACCGCCATCCAATAGAACGATTGTGGGAATGCCAGTCTTGAGGATGTTGAAAACGAGCAGCGGGTACTTCTCGTCAACCGAGCCGCCCGACTGTTGCCACTTGCATTCGATGATTAGGTCATCGGGGAACTTGGCCCGGTTGATGACGAGGAAATCGCACTTGCGGACCTTGCCGTATATCGTGGAGCCGATGGGAAGCTGTTTTAGGTACTGCTTGCCACCGATTGCCTTGCGGTTTTCAAAGGCGTGGAGTTTGTGGTTCCAAAACTCCTTGTATCCGCTATCACGAAGGGCTTGCTCGACGAACTGCTCAAGACGATTGCCCGTTTTGTTCGCTTTTCCGCCCGCTGTAGTTGCGGATGAGGAGTTCGGTTTCCTTTCCACGCCCTTCCCCTTTGCAGGATACGCTTCTGGCCCCAGAAACCTCTTCAATTACAAAGCCAGTATACAGTTTGCGTATCAAAGGAGTATCAGAATTGGAAACCATAAACAAGCACTTGTTTTGGTGGAGTGTCTTGCAAAATTCCGCCAGTTCCGCGTGGTCATCGTCACCAAAACCCGCGCCGTCATATCCGCTGTAGGTTCCGTGGTACGGCGGGTCCAGGTAGTAGAAGCCACCTTCTTTGATCGGAACTTGCGAAAACTCGTGCTGCCAAATTTCCACGCTCTGCAATGCTTTCGAGCACGCCCGCAGATTGTCCGCATCCAGAATGGACGGCTCGGTGTAAGAGCCGATGGGAACGTTAAACATGCCGCTCTGATTCACCCGATAGAGACCGTTGTAACAGGTCTTGTTCAGATAAATCAGAAGTGCGGCAATCTTCGTCGGGTCAGTTTCAACGTGGAGCCGCTTGCGGGCCGTCAGGAAGTAAGCCTTGTCGTGCTTAATCGCGTGCCCTTGCAGGTTCGTAATGACGCGCTCCACGTCATCCCGTACCGCAGTGTAGGTCAGTACCAACGGGAAATTAACGTCGGACAGATACGCAGGCGACGGACGCACAGCGAAAAACAACGCGGCCCCGCCAAGAAAAGGTTCGCAGTAAGCAGCGTATTTTTCGGGCATCCGCGAAATCAATTCGGGCAACAGGGACCGCTTACCTCCGGCCCACTTCACAAAAGGCCGCGCTGTGGCCTCTTGAACGGTCGGACGGTTTTCGTCCGCAATCGCCGTTACCACTTCCTCGAAAGAGGCGTCTATCGGCTCGTGAATTTTCAGCGGTCTTGGGGTCATGCGATTAAAGCCTTGTACGAAAGATGGTCTGTTTTTGTGACGTTGTTAACCATGCGATGTTTGTTTTTTTCTTTTCCGCCGACGTAGGTTTCGTCGGCTTCAATCGTGCCGAACAGTTGCCCGCGTCCCTGCTTCATGGCCTTGCGAATCCGATGGTCCATGAACCACGCTGTCTTTTGGGTGACGCCGACCTGCTTTGCGAGCTGGACAGAGGAGATTCCCTTGCGGCAGGTCGTAAGAAGGTATATCGCAATAAACCATTTTCTCAAAGGGATTTTGCTCTCGCCAAAAACCGTGCCCGTCTTGATGGTGAAGTCGCGCTTGCATCCCGCGCAACGATACCGACCGTCGCCGAAGCGGTAGATGGTCATGTACCCGCAGTGTGGGCAGTAGTCCCCGTTGCGAAACCGCATCTGCTCGAAGAACGCACGGCAGGTTTCTTCGTCTTTGTAGTGGCCCATGAAGTCAATCAGGCTGGCGAATCGCTTCGTGTCCATGAGTTATCTCCATCCCACGCTGGAGCCGTCGCCGTCATAGCCGATGACTTTCAGGACATCAATGGGCAGCCAGTAGAACGAGCGGAGTGGGAACAGCACCCGCGCTTTCGTCTTGCCTACTTGCGTCACGGTGCCAGTGAACAAATGCTTGGGCCACTTCATTCCGTTGACCGTGTAGGTCGGGCTGACTTCGACAGCCGACCCTTTCCGAAGTCTTTGTCCCTTGCTTTGTTTCTTTGCCATAATGACTACACTATACCCGATCAAAAAAGGGTTGTCAAGTGTTATTTTCAATCAGGCTTGATTTATAGGCTGAGAGGCGTATCTTGCGGCCTATGTCTACTTGTAAACACCGCAACTCCGCACCCGACCAAATCCTCGATGCCCTCCATGAAGGACAGGAAGGCCCACAACGGCACAAATGCACCGAATGCGCGTTTGAGGCTGGCTACCAGTACGGACGCCAGCAATCCGTCGCGCCCTCCGGCAACGCGGAATGTACCTACGCTAACAGGCGAGCGCCCAAAGAGGTCATTGATGCTCTACCAGAGTCTCAGGCTGGGAAGGGCCGTCACAAATGCGCGGTTTGCGCCTACCACGAGGGATTCGAGCGGGCGAGAGCCGAAGTCATCGGCAGGCAGGTCGGGGCAGACGTGGCAAAAACCGTCTCAAATGCCCTCAAAAAACCGCAAGGGTAGCTTTGTA